CTCCTGGTAGATCGGGTTAGTTCCTTGAATGTAAGCAATACCAATAACTGTCTCAACTTGAGTGTTATTTGGGAGGTCATACACCGTGCTGACACTGATTATGCCAGTAAATTCATCAAAAGTCGTGGTGACAGACTGCAGACTCAGAAGAGGTAACTGAGTTTCAAAGGCTGCTTGAGTCTCACGTTCAATCAAGATAGAGGCATCTTCTTGTGTACTAAACACAGAGTAGGGAATCTCTGTACCAAACAGAGGCTGCATTACACGTTCCTTTAATGCAGTCCCAAGTACAGACCTAACACGGTCTGCATATATTTTTTGCTGGTCAGTAGACACAGCAATCTTTCCGTAGGGATCGACTCTAAAGGGAAGAGAGATTGCTACTTCAGCCATTACTTACCCACCCATCTACTTGGTGTAACTTTAAATCCCACATTAGATTTGTTGACTAACATCTGAGGAGCACGAAGTGTAGTGACTGTTGGTCTACTGGTGGTTCCTGTACTTAACTCTTGTTTGATGTTTCGGGTAGGTATAACAGATGCAGTTTCTGGACGAAACGCAGAAGACTTATTCCTTCCCGTACCGTCTGTCATACAAGTAAACTCAACTTCATAGCGTCCATCGTAGTAGCACTGATGACGGGTCTTTTTGACAATCCAATTACCGTCAGTAGTTGACCCAGTTCCATTGATCTCAACAGTTCTATAAGGTGCAATTCTTGGGTCACCTTGACTTGCTGCATCTGCAGTAATTGAAAATCTGGAGAGTTGAGCATGGGCTTGAGCAATGGTGTCTGCCATCTGTGCGTTTCCAGTAATTGCCCCTGGCAATGCTTCCAAGAACAATGGATCTAAGTTTGAAGTTCTAAGGTTCTTACCTACAGTTGTAGGAGACTTTGAAGAGGAATAAAATTTTCCTGTTACAGGATCAACGCCGTGAACAACTTTTTCTTTTTTAGAGTAAGACGATTTATCAATGTAGTCTCCAACTTTTGGTTTAAACATATCTAGTGTCTGGGAATTTAACTCATTCCAGATATTTCCAACAGGGTCAAAGAAAGATAGCACTGGAATAGTTGTTATAAACTTATCAATCATCTTATCTATAGGGTGAAAGTGCAGTTCTGTGCCACTCACCTGTGCGACGTACCCAATACGTCCTGCTAGTTCTTGAATCTTTTCCCAGTAAGTGTGGTTCAACATTGACTGCTGGCTAAAGATCATTGGATGAGGAGTCACTACTGGTTTTAATTTAAACTTGTTAGCAATCTCAGTAACAATATCTGGAGCAGTCTTGTTCTTCCAGATCTTATTTCCTCCTTCTTTTAATGGAAGAGAGGCACCGATTGCTCGTATAGTGACGGGTCGACGAAGAGTTTGTTGGGTAATGGGTGTGTAATCAACTATGTACCCAAAGAACTCACCGACAACACTGTTGGAAGTTTTCCATTTTACTTTGACAGTTGCTCCTGTCTTTAACCCTTTGTAAAAGACACTGCTATCTCGTAAGTAAATTATCTCTAGTACATCTTGCTTTCCAGCCTCTTGTATTAACGTAAAACTTTTTGGTGTAACTGTAAAACTTGGGAAGTCTGGATAAGAGACGGTGAATGAGGTTCCTAAACGATTCTGTGTTGTTTTATTCATTAGGTATCCTTAACACAGTTCCTGGAACAATAGTCAAGGGGTCAATAACCTCAGGATTAATATCCATAATCTGCCACCACAAAGTTGACGCACCTAAGAATCGCAAAGCAATTCTATCTAGACGGTCTGTTTCAACCCAGGTGTAAGAGAAGTAAGTGACCTTGTAACTTGGGAATGAACGCAACACAGTTAACTCGTACGTGTCAGTACGTGAGTCGTAAGCCTTAAATAGAGGGCCGTCAGCATATCTGCTATCTAAGTAGATCATGGTTGATTAAACCCCCCACTTGCTGCTCGGATTCCCTCTAAAGTATTTGTGTTCACATATGCTGGTTGTAGCAGTGGAGTACCAGGACCATCATTGTAACGACCACATGTGAATTGAACTTTTGACAAGATAGGAACCATACGGTTATTAAATATAATGTGGTTGATAGCAACTTCATTAATACGAATTCTATAACGCATACCAGCACCTAAATGCAGTTCCATAGAAGATGGACGCAACCAGCCAGAGTCTGCCGTCAATCCATTGTAAGCAGAGGTAAAAGTTCCTTGTGGACCATTAATTGTTTTAAAAAAGTACTCTAGGTCGTACATAGTTCCACGTTCATAAATTTGTTTTCTTTCTTTAACAGGAACATCAATTTGACCATAGGGATATTGACCACGTAGTGAGCCGTCTGCGTTCAAATGATTAAAATCGGCAATCCGATTTAGAACTATTTCAAAAACAATAGTACTAGAGATAAGACCAGAAGAGATTGGGTTAAAGACGTCTTCTCCTGAACTTTCGTAGTTAGGGTCCATCATCTGCTGTACGCCCCACGCCATACTTACTGTGGTTGGGTTGTACAAAAATTTAAATCCGTACATTTGTGGGTCAATTTTTGTTGTTGTTCCGTTTGGTGTTTTAGCAATTAAATTTACATACTTTCTATCCATCTGGATAGTTCCACGTCCACCATTTACTCCACGCCAGGCGTTGTAGGCATCAGAAAAAACGGGTGCATTAATAGTGAACCCTTTAGTGTCTAATCCTCCAGTCAGTGAGTCAGCAGCAATTCCCTGACCTAGGTATGCTCCAGATACAAGGGGAGCGTTGTATTTGTACTCTGCTGAAAACTCTTGGTCAACCTTTCCGCCTTGATCAGTGACAGTGGTGGTGGTGGTGGTAGTTGCTGAGGAGTTAGGTTTAGTAGGTACAACAGGTTTCTTATTTGTTAGTTTATTAATTTGATTTTGAACATTATTCTTGTCTTTCATTAATCTAATAATTTTTGCGTTTGCCTCAGTAATTAAAGCCCGCGTAGCATTGCGAGAAGTAATTGCAGCATCAATCACCCCCTGATTAGTGGAGGTATTGATGATGTCAGAATACTGTTTTAAGTTTGCTTCTCGTGTTTTAATTATGGCTTGTTGTGTTTTGATATCTTTTTCATAACCTTCAATTTGTTTTTTGTAGGTATTAATGGTTGCTTGTTTTGCGGCATCAGAAATCTGTTTCTGTCGTGCGTTTTGAGGAGTTCTAACCTCTGAAGGACTTGGGTATCCTTTACCTGTCCATGTCCAGCCTGCCATTATGAACCACCTATCATTGAGATCTCTTGATCGTGGTCAAGGTAGTCCTTAACTTTCTTTGCAAATCGTCTTGCATCTTGATCTGTTGCTTGATCAAATTTTACTGTGATGTTTACTGTCTTATTCCCTGATTGCAACTGAGTAGGCATTGACGCCCCGTAACCAACATCTCCACCACCAATGTTTAACTTCTTTGAGGTGTTAACCCAGGCGTCGCTCCACTTTGTTCCGCCCTTTGAAATGTCATATGCAATACGAGCATTGATTGCTGGATCATATAGGCTTTCTGGTCCCTTGTATCCAATACCAGAATACTCTTTTAAGTATTGTGCGTTTCTTGCTTTGCCTAAATTACCAATCATGTTGACTTGGAATAATCCTAGTGAGTAGTCACCTGTTTTTGCGTTAGGGTTTAATGCACTAGGACGTCCACCTGATTCAGCACGAACCACACGGAAGGCTGTTTCTAAAGATGAACCGCTGAATCCTGCACCAGAAAGAACGCTAATGAGTTCAGAATTACTTAAGGCTCCCTTACCAACAGGGCCATCAATAGACATAGTTGCACCAATTGAAGTGTTGGTTGAAGTGTTGGTTGAATTACTTGCAGCACCAGTTCCCAGTAGTTCACTTGTTCTAGGGGCAACAAATGCGCTTATGTAATTTCCTCCTGGTAAAGAAGAACCACTTGTGTAGCCAGCAGGATCAACTGGGTTGTTTTTTCCTTTTCGAATCTCAAAGTGCAGGTGAGGACCAGTCACGTTTCCAGTAGCGCCAGATTTACCAATTTTTTGTCCTGCTTTAACGGTATCTCCTGCGTTAACTTCTTTTGCACTGAGGTGCCCATAGATACTCTGCATGCCGTCAGCGTGCTCAATCATCACTGCTGTACCGTAACCTGAATCTAAAACTTCTTTAGAGACTACTCCGTCTTTCCAAGAAATAACTGGAGTTCCAATTGGAACTGCGTAGTCTGTTCCCTTATGTGTTCCGTTAGTCCCGCTCCACATATCGCCTTTATCGCCGTATGCAGCGGTTATTCCTGCTGCAACAGGTGCACTTCCGCTAGATCCACCCTTGCCAAATCCTCCACCGTAACCAACTGCTCCACCACCCTTGCCTTTGCCGAGTGCTGACATTAAAACTTTTGCAAGATTGCCTACACCACTAGCAAGCATCGCGGCAGATGTTGCAAGACCAGCACCTACATTTGTAGCATTAATTCCTCCTACAAGACCTTTGAGTTGTGAAAGAGGTTGAATAACATTTTCAAGAACACGGTTAAATGCTTCTACTGTATCTGCAGCATTCTCAAACCCCTTGATCATTGACTCTTCACCTTTAGTCATTAATGATGTTTGAGAGGCGTTCATTCTGCCTTGAGCAGTAAGCATGGTGTTTGAGTTTTTATCTGTGCCTTGTGCGTTTCCACGCTTTGCAAGGTCTGGGTCTCTACCAGCAGATAAGTCAATCATTGCTTGGTAAAGAATCTCTTGCTGTGCAGGATCAAATCCCATTGTCTTTAAGTTTGCACCAAGCGCACCCCGCTGGAATGATTCACGAACTTGTTGAGTGGTTGCTTTTCCTCCACCCATTACTCCCATTAATTCCTTTGCAAGTTGTCCTGGAGTTTTCTCTTTTCCAGAAGCGTCTCGTGTATTAATTCCATACTGATAGAGATTTGCTCCCATAGGACCAGTTTGGAATCCAGCAATAGCCTGTGTTGCTACTGCGTTGTCCATACCAAGATAGTTGTAGGCGCCACCAATTTGAGCAGCAGCCTGTTTATAGTTTGCACTTCCAGGTGTATATCCACGACCTGCAAGACCTGCTGCAACAATTGCATCAGAGCCAACGCTAGAAATTCCTCCACCCATTGCACTAAAGGTGGCACGTTGTAGTTGATTTCGACTAATTCCTGGTGATGTTAATCCTGCTTGGTAGTAACCAAGTGCACGACTCATAGTTAACCCTAGGTCAGGAGTTGCAGCATAGGCACCAGCGGGTAGTGCAAGTGCAATTTTTGCAATACCACCGTACTTTTGAAGTTTTGAAACGGTTGGGTCTTCAGGTCCTTCTTGAGCAAATTGTGTTTTGCTCTTAGAGACTGGGTTACCGCCACCAGCGTTAGACATACCTGTTGGTGCAGGAGGTTGAGTAAACCGTGCATCGTCTGTGCCAACTCCAGGGCGAGTGGTTCCTTGCCCCAACCCCATAGAACCACCAGAGGTGCTTATAGCCTTATTAACATTTGTAAACGCTTTACCAGCAATTGCATTTAATTTTTCAATGGACTTATAGAGAGACTCAACCTCTTTGTTTAAACCACGGGTCTCTGTAGTCAGCGACTTGATGTTCGCAACCATCTTGTTAGCCATGACTACCCCTTTCTACTGGTTTGACTGGCTATCTCTAGCCAGTTCTTTCGTTCTCTTACTGATAGAGATTTGATCTCTGTCAATGTCCATCCGCTGTACTCGTTAGTTAAGACCGACCACTCCGCAAGTAAATGCGTGTATGGCGTAACGCTAGAAGCGAAACAAGGTCCCGAAATTAACGGGAACAGATACCTCACTTTCGCAGTCAGGGCATGTCACCTTGACCGCATCGAACTGAGGACCACATAGACGCTTATTGATTGCCTCACTAATAGTGCGACGATCTACAAGCCCCAAATTCTGTACTTGCAATTTACTTAGTACTGGTGAGTCATCGATCTTCATCACCGTGTTCTCTAACATAACTGTTGTTAGTTCTGCCGATGTCTTGTCAGAGTTCTGTAGCATTTCTTTTTGTGTGATGCCTGTAGGAAGTTGCACAGTGAATGTGCGGTTCTTTCCTTGTACAGTAAAGACTCGATCATTGATTGGGTCCATCAGAGCCTTGACTGTGATGTCTGTATCGAGATCAACCTGCACTGTCTTTACCTCTTCGCAGCCTTCGCAGTAGCCACCGATGTCAGCGGTCTTACCAAAAGTAGCCTTAAGAATTCCTAGTACCAGCATGTCTCTGTCACCAGAGAGTAGTTGGTCTAGTAACTTCTCATCGGCTTTCTGATTGCCAACACGAACTGTTCCACGATGAAGAATTGTAAGGATTGCTTTACCAATGTTTGTAGTACGAGCAATCGCTTCCTCATCAGAGCCATTGAGTTCACGAACCTCGGCCTCTGTGATGATCTCCCCAGTGGCTGTTAAATAGCCACCAGGGAGAGTCACTACAGTGTCAGAAGGAGGTGTAATCTTTACTTCTTGCTGTACTGGCGTTTCAGCCAGTGCAGAGTTAATCAAGTTATTTGCCAATGCGGGATTAGCCGCTGCACTAATTGTTTTCGTCATGTTAGTCCTTTGTTAGAATGTAGGGGCTGGTGCTGTGTAGTTTCCTGCCCAGTTAACATCAAAACCTTCGTGCACGAGTGTCATCTGCTCTACGAATAGAGCGTTGTCACCTGCATTGAGGTCTGAGTATGCAACTGAAGTAGGCCATGCGTTGTATACCTTAAAGCGCATTGCTACGTGATCGTTT